CCTTCTGTCCGTGACGCGCGACATCGAAAGACTGGTGATGGTTCTGCGGCTGGGTGTTGGACTCGCCAAACGACGACAGGCCGGGGGCGATGGCGTTGTTGGAGCGCGGCTCGACCTTCACGTTGTACGGCGGGTCGGTGTTCACCAGATGGATCGGCGCTCCTTCGAGAAGCCGATCCACGTCCTCGGGCTTGCTGCTGTCGCCGCACAGGAGGCGGTGGTCGCCCAGCAGCCAGAGGTCGCCCGGCTGCGTCGTCGCCTCGTCCGGCGGTTCCGGCACCTCGTCGGGGTCGCACAGGCCGTCCTTCACGCCGGGGTCGAGGAGCTTGGCGAGCTCGTCCTGGTCGAAGCCGAGCAAGCCCAGGTCGTAGCCGAACGCCTGGACCGCTTCCAACTCCAGCGGCAACAAATCGAAGTCCCAGGTGGAAAGCTCGTGCAGCTTGTTGTCCGCGAGGCGGAAGGCGGCGACCTGCTCCGGCGTCAGGTCCTGGTCGCCCAGTTCCAGCGGCGGCGGAACGTCGCCCAGCTCGTAGCCGATGATCCGGTCGTATTCATCACCCGAAACGCTGCGGACGGTGATCGCGTGCGTGGCGGCTAGGCGTCCTGCTTGCTCCAGGGCAACTGCCTCCTCGGCCGTCTCCGGGACCGGCTCGGGCGAACGCCGTCTCCACCACTGCACTGCTTTCTGCCGGGCGTAACCATCGTGCTCGAAGCAGACCCATTCGGTCTGGAACTTGTTCCAGCCGACCTTGTAATCGACGCGCATGCTCTTGGGCGCATCGGGGCCGGCGCCGCGCTTGGCTTGGTGTGGACCGTGTAGAACACGTCGTGAACCGTGTACTTGGTCGTCGTCACCTGGCCGGACAGGATGCCGGCCTCGCTGGCCTTGCCGTCATGCTTCTTGCGCTCCGGCGGCGGGAACTCGTAGCCGCAGTCGGGGCATCGCGCGTAGCCTGCGGCCACGACCGAAAGACATTCGGGGCATTCCTTGGCCGGGGCCTGGCCGTTGCCATTGCCGGCGTGATCCTTGACGCGGACTTGATCGACCGGGCCGTGCCGCAGCACGTTGCCGCCGAAGTCCAGGACGAGGCAGTTCTGCTTGCTCGGATGAAGGCGAAAGCCCCGGCCGACCATCTGGTGATAGAGCCCTGCCGAGAGCGTCGGCCGGATCAACGCCACGCAGTCGATGTTCGGAGCGTCGAAGCCCGTGGTCAGCACGTTGACGTTGCACAGGTACTTGAGCCGTCCGGCCTTGAACAGGGCCAGGGTCGCGTCCCGCTCCTCCGTGGGCGTGTCGCCGGTGACGAAGCCGCAGTCGATGTCGTGCTTGGCCTTCAGCACCGACACGATGTACTCGCCGTGCTTGATGCCACTGGCGAAGATCAGGACCGCCTTGCGGTCGCCGGTATAGCCGACCGTCTCGCCACAAGCGGCCTCAACGAGCCGGTCGTCGTCCATGAGGACTTCAACCTCGTCGGCCACGAACTCGCCGGCCCGCACGTGCAGCCGGCTGAAGTCGGCCTTGTTAAGGCCCGCTTTGGTCACCAGCGGACAGAGGTAACCCTGGACGTTTAGTTCCCGCACGCCGACCTCGTAGCAAACGTGGTTGAGAAACCCGTCCGGCGTGCAGATCGATCCGGTCTTGAGCCGAAACGGCGTGGCCGTGAAGCCGATGATCCGCAGGTCGGGATTGACGGCCTTGGCGTCCGCCAGAAACTGGCGATACATGCCCTCGCCTTCTGGCGAAATCAAATGGCACTCATCCACCAATACCAAATCGAACCGATCCAACTCGCACGCCCGCCGGTAGACCGACTGGATGCCCGCGATGATTACCGAGTTCGTCGTGTCGCGGCGCTTGAGACCAGCGGAGTATACGCCGTAGCGTACCTCGGGACAGACCTGATGCAGCGTGTCGGCCGCTTGTTCTAGCAGATCTTTGACGTGCGTTAGGATGATGACGCGGCCGTTCCACAGGGTGACCGCGTCCTGGCAGATCGTCACCATCACCGGCGTCTTGCCGCCGGCCGTGGGGATCACGACACACGGATTGTCGTCGCGCATGCGCAGGTGCGCGTATACCGCCTCGATGGCCTCGTGCTGGTACGGTCGCAACTCCATCACCCCGTCTCCGTTTCCCGACTTCGGTTGGCAGTTAGATAATCGTCGTGAATGGTCTGCGTGGCCTGCACCAGGTCGAAGCCGGTGACAAGCGGCGGTTCGCCCAGCAGGCGAAGGACCTGCCGGGCGGCGTTGCCGGCTTCATTCTGGTTTTCGCGGAAGCTGCCCAGGACCAGGCCGTGCTTGCTGACCGCGACCCAGCCGTGAATCTCCATCGCCGCCGCCTTCGATTTGTCGAAGCGTGACCCGGACCTTGCCAGCAGGTGCTGCCGCGCACTTCCGGGCATGCAGGTCGATGATTTGGCTGTCGTCCTCGTAGGCCCCGCCGTGCTGGAGCGCGTCGAGCAGGGCCTTTTGCACGTTGTCGATGTCGCGCCGGCGGTTGTCGGGCGGGTACACTTCGACTTCCACGGCGAGCAGGCCCTGGAGCGGTTGCACGCGCCGGGCCGCGAGGATCGCCATGACGCGCTGGCGGAAGCGGCGGCCCTCGCGGCTGATCAGCGTTCGCGGCCCCACCCGCCGCCAATAGTGATTGATCGACGGAGGCCACGGCAACTCAAATGTCAGACATGCTTCCATGTGCGACCTTTCAACAAGGCGATGACCGTGGCTCGCGTCAATCCACAGAGAGCGGCGATCTCCCCATATGAGGTTCCCTCAGCTCGCAACCGCCGCACGACCGGAACGTCCACCTCTGTCGCTTTGCCCTTCCGGTTCGACTCCCCCGACAGTCTTGCCGTGTCGATGCTTGTCCTGGGCGTTTGCCGCTGGCGTATCCCAACGAAGGTTGTCGAGTCGATTGTTGAGCCGATTCCCGTCGTTGTGACATGCTTCCATCCCCGGCAGGCACGCACCAACAAAGGCCTCCAGGACGAGGCGGTGAACGGATCGCCAATGGAGCTTGCCGTTCCGTGTGAGCCCGACCCTCAGATACCCGCGCCGCAATTGGGGTTTGAGCCGACGCCACTCGTTTGTTTCGCTTTCCCAGCGGCTGAACGCTCGACAGGACCAGACCGTCCCGTCGTTGCCCACCCGATAGCCGTGGAAAGCGAGAATCTCTCGAAACTCGGTTTGCTCGACCTCGAACATCAAGAGCGCCTCCACGGGGGCGTGCTGTTGGCCTGCGGCTGCGCGTTGGCCGCCGGCGCGGGTGCTTCCTTCTTGGCGTAGCCCTTGATCTCGTTGGTGATCTCGCCCATGTCCTGGCGCTTCTTGCACTTGACGTGGATCACCAGCGGCAGGTTGTGCAGGTCGACCGAGTCGTTCGGGGCCAGCACGCCGACGGCCCGACAGATCGCGGACAGCTCCGCGCGAGCGATCTGCGCCGCAGTCGCGTTCGGGTTGTCGAGGTTCAGACGCGCCCACAGCAAGCGGTTCTTGAAGGCCCCTTCCATGATCTGGAAGGTGAGCTGGAGAAAGTGCCCGGTGCCGGCCTTGTTCGGCTTCATTTCGCTCTCGGTGATCACGGCGAGATACTTGCCAGCCGGGATGGGATCGAAGTCCGTGGATGGTTCGACCTGGTTGGCGTCGAACCCGCGCAGATCAGCCATTGGTCTTGGCTCCTTCTTTCTGGTTGAGGGAAAGGGCCGCCATGAACGCCGGCCACGACAGCGGCAGCTCCTCGGCGATCCCGTAACGGTTCTTGGCGACGCACGACGGTCCGCCGACGCAGCGCAGGATGCGCTCGCCGCCGTCCTTGCCAATCGCGTGCGCGATGGTCCGCTTGCGGTTGAAGCCGGCGTCCTCGGTCTGGGTCCGAATCTTCCGCGTGGCGAACAGCACGGCGTCGCACCATTCGCTGACGAGGGCGCTGGCGTGTTTGTGCAGCCGGGGCGAGTAGCGGTCGTAGGGGGACCACTCGGGGTCCTCGAACTTCTCGACCTTGGCATGGGCGATGAGCAGCACCACCATGCCGCGCCCGGCCCGCAGGGCGTTGAGCTGATCGACGACCTCGCGCCAGAAAGTCAGGGCGTGCGTGTAGCCCTTGGCGAAACCGCCGTCGGCCTTCTCGATGCTCTTGACCCCCGATTCCTGGCAGACGCGGTCCCAGATCATGCGCTCCAGCCAGTCGAGGCTGTCGATGACCACGGTCTCATACTCGTGCTTCTCGATGCGGAGTTCCGCCAGCGCGCCGACCACGTCGTCGAAAGTCGTGGCCAGCGGGAACTTGTCGCAGACGATCTCGTCCAGGCCGTCCTCGGTCTGGATGAAGACGGGCCTGGGCGCGCCGGCGGCGAAGGTGGACTTGCCGATCCCCTCGGTGCCGTAGACCAGCAGCCTCGGCGGCTTCGGGGTCCGGCCCCGCTGAACGCGGGACATCAAAGTCATGCGTGGACCTCCTCGGGTTGGTGGGTGGTGACGGATTGAGGTTGGACCCGTTCGATGTGGAAGGCGTCCTC